CATACGTCTTGTCAACTCCTGTACCGTAGGAGTTGAGTCATTGGTAATCAAGCCGTCTTTTCTTGGTCTACCAATATGTTGCTTAGCTAGGATATCACGAATTTCCTTAACCGTTGTCTCAGAGTAGTATGCCCTGACCCTCCAGGCCCTCTCTCCGCCCTTTGTGGCCCCAATTGGTGGGGGAATGAGCCCCTGAGAAATAAGCCTGTAGAGGTGCTTCTGATGCCTATTTACAAGCTCTGCAGTTTCTTTTACTGAGTAGGCCTTCTCTCGATTTCTTTTGAAATCAGAAATCAAGCAGCTTTCAATCTGATCATTGGTAATATTGAATACCGACATGATCCCGTTCGACTTGTTAAAGTGATATTTTCTAACAAGACAATTATTTAAAAACCAAACACGCTTACTACCAGAAATAACTGGAGCGCTATTATACGCCTCTCTATCCATCTCTCTCCTAGACGGGGATGCCAACCATTAATAAATTAATTCCTACAGATGCAACACCAATTGTGTTAAACTTTACAATTCCCTCTACTCTGTTATTCGAAACCTTTGTTAGCACAACAGAAATATCTTTTCCAGACTCTGTAGAGCTTTCATCGATCAGCAGCGGTGTTGCGGTTACCACCGGAGCATACTGGAAATCACTAAAGTTATAACTAAAACTACCTTCGCCATCTGGACTTGTAGTTGAGTTGTTGGTTACAGTAACATAGCCACCAACAATTCTAGCATCGGAAGTTCTTACACTTTGATTTCCGGCAGAAGCCGTGTCGATGCTGGTGTATCTTCCAGTAGTAGGAGATAGCTGCGTTGCTAGCTCATTAATTGTGTTCGCTAGCTGATATACATATGACAAGTCTAATGGCTGTCCACGTTCGGGCAAAGGTATTTTCGACATATTTCTCCTAGACCCAATTATACCAGGTCTGTCTCTGCACTTTCAAATATTTCTAAGAATTCAGCCTTTTCTTTTTCCGCACTTGCCACTTGTACGGCCACTCGAACAGACAATGCACCGGAAGGAGCTAGCAAAGAATATTGATGTGTTGGAGTTGTTCCATGATAAACGTATTCCCCAGCGTCAAAACTTACAAAAACGTCGTAGTTTGGTCTATCTTCTTCATCTCCCCATACGACCTGAATAATGCTACCACTTACTGCAACATCACCTTCGACTCTTGTGACTTCTGACATAGTTATTTCTCTAATGGGGCTCCAGTGAGAAAATCGGTTTTGGTCTTCGGAGATAATTCTATACCTAACAACATATCCATAGCTGCCGTCAGAAAGCCTAGATACCTCTGGCAGGTCTGATTTTGGAACCCTTACCTTCTGCTGACCTCTAGGCACTATGCCACATCCAAACCATATCTAAACTCTACTAGATTAGACGAGTTGGCCTCTTTGATTACTGGCTGCCCATCTTCTGTTCTAATAACTGTATACCCAGTCATACCGTAAAGCGGATTCTGAGATGTCACATTTTCTAACCTTAGTCCATCTAAAGCAATATAAAAGTCATCGGAGGGTGTCCCGCTTCCGCTGTTGTCATATACCATTGCATAAATTTTAATTACATTAATTGTGTTCCACGTAAAGGCTGTACTTTTTATAAGCTCACCCAATGTTTTTGTAACAATTATATATCTGTTAGTTACAAAATCAACACCAGATGGATCAAGATCTACCTCAAATCTTGCAAAATTTTGTGGGTCTAAGGCATCGCTGGATGCGAACTCTAAAATAATTCTTACTCCGCCAACCCTGGCGGCCTGTGCTGCATCTTTGTCCAAAACAGAAAAGGCAAGCTTTAGCTGGTCAGATGAGGAGTTTCTATTAAAGTCTGTAGAAATACCCGTTAGATGTAGATGATCTGATGTTGTGGCTGGATTGATAGACAAACCGCTCTCGGATGATTCAATATCTGAAAGGTTTCCTGGAATAAGAAGAGACGTGCTTAAGAATCTTGGAGGCTCGTATCTTTCTGATCTTACACCACTAACTAGAACGGGGTTGTTTGAGTTTGTTCTAAATACCTTGATTTCATTATCATTTTCATCGAGCTGAGTATCAATAATGCTCTGCCCCTCTAACGCATTATTAAGCGGCGACGTTATTAATGGAATAGAGGTGGCGCTATTGCTGGTGTGGTATTCCCAACCAGGCTCTAAGAATGTGTAAATCATTCTGCTATCTTGAGCACCAGCTGCTGGGTTAGATTTAGCAGAAAAGATTCCAATTTCACTAAACAAATATCTTTGGTCACCAGGCAGCTCGCCAGCAAAAACAATATTGGCAACACCTGCTTCGTCGTACACGTAACCCCTAGAACTAATTGGAATTCTTAAAACCTCAAAGTCTAGGATTTCTTTTTGTGCGTATTCTGCACGCTCTTGTGGGCCAAAAGAGTCAGTTTCTGAAAGGGGTGTTGGACCAACCCCCAAAGCTATGTGAGAAGCGTATGCCGGAGCCTGACCAATAAGGTATTTGGCCAAGACTGTTTTTCCTTTGTCCGTTATCAAGATTCCTCCGTATATATTGTATCACTCAAAGCGCCGCCTTCTCTTAGCACCTCTACGTCAACTCTTTCGTTTATTTCCATATTAATCACATCTATAACCAGATCTCCCCTAAATGGCGAATTTTGATCTGTAATAATATAAACCCTTTCGCCATTAGGCCCAGTTCCATCTTCTGGAACATGCGTTCCAAATCTAATTGAAAAGTTACTAAAATATTTTTCAATTGTGTCTGGCAAACTAAAAATATTTTTAGAATTATACTTTCGTTCAAGCCCGTTTAAGTTTCCTACTAGGTTATATGAAACATCTTGCCCATTAACAATATCGTTACGAGCAATTGATATAATCTCTTGCCCACCGATTTCCTCGAAAAGTAGGTCCGTCATGATATCTACTGGCAAAGCAGATTCATTAAAAATAATTAAGTCTGGGGTTGCAACCTTAACCGCAGATCTGCTTGGAGAACTTTGAGTTGCTTGAATTTCTGGAACGCTGGGGGTAGCGGATACATTATCTGACATTAAATAACCTCACTTAAATATACGTTCATGCTAGGGCCATCTTCTTTGCGATCATAGTCCATGTAATAGACAACAAACCTAGAACTCTCTGGTGAAATTTCTTCTACACCGTTTTCATTTTTGTATTGAATTTGTACTATATCTCCGAGTTGTAGAATTGGCAAACCAAAAACCTCTACTCCGACAGATTTTCTAGGCTTCATAATTTTTTCAGTGAGCCAGGTCATTAGGCTGTCTGCGGTGTCTTGGCTTTGAATATATTTTGCATCTATACTAAAAGAATTGCGACCTTGTGTAAGCCTACTAAGCTTTATGTCTCTATATTTTTCTTTTGCTACTTCGGGGGATCTAAGCAAAACGTCTCCAATAAACTCTGGGTCAGAGAGATTGCCAACCCTTTCAAAATATTCATCTACGCTAAGCTCGTTATCGGATTGCTGAGTAAAGGTTACGCCCTGGATTCTTAAATAATTGCCACTAGTTGAATCTAAAGCAAGTGCTGAATCTGTGTTATTAAATATCAAAAAGTCTGCTCCATACGAACCCGCCCTAAAGCCAGAAACTGTGTACCCCTTAATCCTGTTAAAAGTTGGAGAAATTTTTGCAGATAGTGCTGGATATGCTTTGTCGTACCTTACATCAAAATGAGCCGCTTCTCTCATAATTGTCCCAAACTCTTCAAAATATATATTATATTTTGGAGGCTCGTTAGGACCTATTCCAGAAAGATATGTGGCCTGAATCAATCCACTCATAGCGTACTTTTTAAATGATTTGTTGGCATTAATTTCTTCGTCTCCAAAGGCTGCCTTCGCTGGAGCTTCTAGGCCAAAGCTGGTGTTCTGGCTATAGTTTTCAGTTAGAGCATAAATATTTTCAAACATACACTGTGCAGAACCTCTAACAAAGAGCGCCATATTGTTGTATGTTGGCAAAGGATCTTCGTCATCTACTATTCCGACAATTACACCATTAATATATAGATAAAATCTTTTAATGTCGCCAACTTCTTCATACTCTACCGCAAGATCATACACAGTCGTATTCTCTTCACTTGTCATTCTAGACTGACCAGTAAACTTTCCATCATCTACCAAGATATTTGCTATGCCATCCCAAAGCTTGATTGGTATAGCCTTAGAGGAACCAGAAGAATCTTTTTTAATTTTATAAAAGAAAACATTTTTTACAAATTCTTCTGCTCCGTAATCGGTAAGATTTGATGCTGTTAAAGCTGCTATTTCAAAATAGTATCCGTTATTAGTTTCTGGATTTAAAAGAATTCCTATGCCGCCAGAGCCGCCCGCAATCGTTACCTCTTGATCGGTCCTGGTGTTTGTTGTAGTAAAATATGTTGTTGCTCCATTGGCTGATTGAGAACGGATGTCGCTATTCTCTACTCTGCCAACAATACGAGCCCTTGTTCCAAAATGCTTAAACTTGTTATCTAGGTTTTTGTAGACATATGATACGAGATCTAATGAGTTTTGTGATGGATCCCCACTCATTACTAAAGCTGAGGACTGTATGGTTGCTGGGTAGTTTGGAATCTTTGCAATTTCATCTACATAATTATTAGCAAAAAAGTTTTTAATGAGTCCGGTTCTGGATGTTTCTTGAGCCCTGTTGTTGTCTATACCGGCCGCACCAATTTCTACAGATGGTGGCCGACTGACTATTTTAAGTGGCCACATATCTCTTTCTGGATCAAAGCCAGCCAGTGGCTTGTTTGTTGTTATTAGGTTGTTTTCTACGTCTACCGCTGTTATTTTAGTGTCTGCTGGAATAGTGTTAAGAATAACCGCAAGCACTAGCTGGCCCTCTGAAAGATATCTTTCTACATATTCTCCAACATTTATAAATGATGCGTCTGGTACTGAAAATACTGCAACTGGATCATTGCTTTCAACGCTTACATCGGTTACAGTTTTAAATGATTCCGGATTTCCAAATAAATACTGAGAGGACATATCGATGCCTCGAATGTTTTCATTATTTGTCCAATATGAGTTTAGTCCGGCATTGTGATAGACAATTTCTGTACCAAACTGCCCCCTACCGTGTTTGGCAACTGGGCCATTTTCTAACCTAGTTTTGCTGTCAAACAGTTCGTAGTTTGGCTCTGAATATATTCTTACAAGGCCAGTGGGATAAATCTTTCCATTAAAAGGAACTTTTGCAAAATATCTCTGATACTCTTTTACACTACTAATCCAAACATTATCACCGTTTTCGATATCTTGCTCTGTCTGCGAAAGCCCTGGAATGCTATATTGTACTGCATCATACTTAATTATTTCTCCATTAGCATAAAAATATCCGTTGTATCTTGTTAACCAGTATATGCCCTCACCAAAATCAATAACGTTGTCTTGCAACTTGTTGTCAACAACGCGAGGAACGGTGTCTGAAAGGTCAGAGTTTAGGGGTATTGCACTAAGAGAGTAGGCTGATTGTTGGCCAACCTCTTCGTTTACGGATTTTGTATTATCTGTTGGTGCAACCTCCCAAAGCAAAGCTGGCTTATATATCCAGGTTTTATCCCTATCTAATAGGCTAGCCTGACGAATAGAACTATAAGATCTTTGAATATATCTTGTAGAGTATGTAATTGTTCCATCATTAAAAACCTCGTTATCTTGTGAAGAAATGCTAACGATGTTTGTTAGATTAGACGAGGTATTAGAATTTTTTGTCACACCGGTATCAGAAAAATCTTTAGTGCCATAGAGAACGATGTCGGTCTCTCTTTCTTCCAAAGAAGGCATCATATAGCCCTTGCTCATTACAACAAAGTTGTTATACTCATCAAAGAACATCACTGATTGGGTTGACCTAGCAATATCGTTTAGAACCTCTGCAATAGACTTGTCTGGCTCAATGTAGAAATATGGAATTACATCCTCGGACTCATTCTCATTTCGATAAAAAACATAATTGGAAAATCCTACAGAGTCTAGCAACAATGAAACCGCATAACTAAGCGATGCATCCTGAATTAGCATCTGTGGCGCAATGGTAGATTCAAAATAAAAGAATAGGTCTCTAAGGCTTAAAGAAACCGACCTGTCTGTATTGCTTATGCTCGGAAAACCCTCCGAGTACATTGTTTTAATTGGCACAAAAAAGTCTAAACCATTAACATCAATAATTATTTCATAAAGTTTAATTTGTATGTTTTGAGAGGTATAGTCTTTTACTATGCTGTTTGTATTTTCTTTAAAAAATGCTTGGTCAAAATCAAACAGGTCCAGTCCGCCTGTGGCAGCCAGGAGTTGACCAACTGGCAATCCACTAACTCCAAGATCTGAGGCTGGCTTTTTGATTGAAAAAGAGGTAACTTTATCTGAAATATCTACAGCAAGCCTGGGGGATAGTTCAATTAAATCGAAGGTAGAGTCAAAAACATTCATTGTTTCTACCACAATTCTTAGCCCATCAATATATTCAAATTCTCTGTATACAAAACCAAAAGAGTCGTCGCTATTAAAAACAGGTGGTGAAGTAAGATCTGTTACAAAGCTAGTTGACCTATTTATCTCGTCCAATATTCTCCAACCGTACTGAGCCTCAAGAGATACGTATTCTGCATCATCAACGATGTGTATTGTGCCACGATCCGTTT